GATGGAGCTCTTTTCAATTAGAATACGGCGCACTTTTCAATTAGTATCTACACTTATTAGTGCACAAAGCACTGATAGGCTCTTTTTTTTTATAACACAAACTAAATAAACACGATGGAGAAAGAACAAATCTTATCCGAACTGACGACCAGATTAGGACAAACCAGTCTTTCGTCACAGACATTAATGAAGTACATAGAATTGAATCCGGTAGCAGAAGGGGTGGAGCCTGATGACGCTTATTATAGCAAGGCGACATCTTTTCTTCAAGGAATGCAAGGGCAGTACAACCATGATGTCGCAACCCAAGTTGAGAGTTTTAAGAAAAACTACAAACCTCAACAGAGTTCTCCTGACTCAAGAGAAGGAGCAGGAGATAACGTCCTTGCCGACAAGCTAAAGGAAATGGAAAATGAGATTTTGCTTTTGAAGGAAGAGAGAGAGGCGGAGAAAAACGCCGCGTCAATCCATGACTTAAAAATCCAGTCTATGGACTTGTTGAAATCTCAAATTGAAAACGGGGGCAAAAATATCTGTAACGATGAAATCCTGAATATCGCCATATCTGACGTGAAAATTACCAAAGATATGGAAGTGGAAGAAATTGTCAGTTGCGCCAAACGCAATTATGAAAAAAGATACAAGGCAATTTTCGGGAATGGCGCTTCCCCAAGTATCAACCAATATGCAGAAACCGGAGAAGAACAGGCAAAAAGCCGCCGTGAAGCATTCAAAGACCGGCTAAGAGCGCAAGGAAAACTTCCTCGAAAACAATAAACACATTAAAACAGACAAAGAATGAGACAATTAGGAACTTTCAACACTATCAGTCAATCCCAGTCGGGATTTGGCGGAAATTTTCCTGTTTGGTCAAGAGTAAGAGAATTATATCAGGGTGGTGGTATGATTGATGTCGCCGGAATGGGATTAAAGCCTGGTGATATTATACATGCCGGCACAATGGTAAAATTCAATGGAGCAGGCAAACAGGTAGAGGTAATTACAGCAGATGGAGTGACTGGTGTAAAGGCAGTAGTGACGCTTACTATCACTAAAAAGGCATCCGGAAACGGGGATTTGTCTATTGTGTTAGACGGAAAAAGCTATTCGGTTGCCGTAACAAGCGCATCAGAAAGTACCCCAGAACTGGTAGCTACCAAAATCGAAGGAGCAAAATCTTCTTTTGCAGAATGGGATGTAAAACGTAGTGGGGCTACTGTGACTTTCACACAAAAAACCGCTGCGCAACTTTACGCATACATGTTTATTCCAGGAAATACCGGAGTAACGGGAGATATTGAGGAAACCGTCAAAGGAGCTCCCGCCGGCGGAAAGCTAACCGATGTCAACGGTCTTGTATTTGAAGACGTATGTATCCCCGAAGGCTGTATCCTTGCAACATGCGCTGTTGTGCGCGCAGGCAGAATTTACGCAGACAGGGTGTTCGGTGGCGGCATTCCCAAATCGGTAGAAGCACAGCTGCCTATGATTGAATTTGTGCGTGAATCTGACGAATAAAGAAAGGAGAATAATATGTACACAAGAAACAAAGAATTTTACGACATTGTAGGAAAAGGTCTTGCAGCATTGGGATATACAGGGAATAAACCGCTGGAAGCATGGATTAATGACATGTTTGCCGAAAAATACAATGCGGAACAAACGTTCTCCCAAATGGGGTTCCCGTTAAATCCTAATATTCCTCTGAATCCCACATATGAGCAGATAGAAGCAACAGTCCGTGCATACACGCTGGCTACCTATGTGGATATTGACAGTGATGGCGCAACCAAATCTACAGACGGAATGTCCCTGCAAATGGGTGGATTGCCAACCTTCAAGCATGAGATTGTACTGAGCCGCAAAATCCTAAGAGAAAAAATGATGCTGATGGATGCCATCGGCAGTACCACTCCGGAAATTGAGTCTACAATAATGGAGCTTCTGTTTAATGGAGTGGACAGCTTACTTGGTGGTAACTACAATACATTCCTATACCAACGAAATCAAGTTGTATCCAACAAAGGTAAGCTAATCATTGACGCAGCTAACAACCCGCTTGGCATTGCATTGACTATAGATTTCGGTGTGCCTAAAAAGAATATCAAGGATTCTATCTGGTATAAGAAGCCGGAAAGCGAAGCGGTGCAGAAAGAAGATTTGGGTACTACAATAGACCCGATAAAAGTCATGAGGCAGGTAAGACGCGATTCCCAAGAAAAGGATTTTGCCCCTGCTGGTCACTGGGAATGCTCCAAGACGACCTTTGAGGATTTGATTAACCTTCCGTATTTCCGCCAAATGTACACAGTTGCGACACGCCCGGATATTTCCGATAAAGGCATGCAGTTGGCATTTGCTAATCTTGTCCCCGATGAAACAATCAAAACTTTCATTGAAACGCGTATCGGTGCTGAAATCAGAATTGTCGATTCAATATCCGTAGTGGAGAAATATGACAAATCTTCCAAAGCTATACAATACAAGAATTTGCAAAGCTTTGAAGAGGGAGTATTGGCATATGTTCCAAATGAAGACCTGGGTGATGTACAATGTGGACGTCCTATTTTCATGGAAACACCGGGTGCCCGTACGGCATTGTATGACGGCGGCCGCACTCTGATACGTCAGGTATTCAATGATGAAACCATGACGCAGGTAATCAAATCAGAAGTGACCGGATTGGTTGTTCCTAATAAGGTTCGCTGGTTCTACTACTTGAACATTAAAGGTAAATAACCATGAAGGATTCTCAAAATACAAATACTGGCACTACCATAGAGGAATATCTCCGTGGTTGTGTCGGTTTTGAAGTTACGGACAGTGCTATTTCCACCATACTGATTGACAGGGGAATTGCACCGGGGACGGATGTCAGCACGTCGGAAAAACGCCAGAAAGACTTGTGCCGGGCAGACCTTTATATGTGGTGCGCAAGTACACCGAGCGTAACTGGAAGCGTAGAGGATGCCAATGGTGTATGGAAGCACAAGGAGGGTGGTACACAAAGCTCTGCCTATGACAAACGTAACCTTCGGCAAATGGCAAATGACATATACGCATTGTATGGAGAGAACGTCCGTAAATCATCTGTCAGAATTGTCAACTTGGGTATGAACATGAATAAAAGGTATCCGCTATGAAAGTAAATAATCCACGTTTTCCGCATACATGCAAAGTGTATCGTATTTCCGGAGAAACATCTTTTGACGAAGGAAACGAGACCGTATTGTATGTAGGGAAATGCAACAAGTACGGAAGCACAAGCCTTAGGACATTTACAAAAAGTAATGTCATAAAGAGTGATTATGCAATAGACATTCCTGGACTTGTGAAGGGTATCATTGCGGGAGACCTTGTGGATGTTACCGATTACGGAGAAAGTTTTGAATCATGTGTAGTAACGGATTGTTACCCTACGGAAATGGGAACAACGCTGTATTTCAATCTGGCTAAGAATTAGGGAAATGGGAGATAATGCTAAAGTCTTGGAAGAAGGCAAAAAAAAGATGAGAAATATCATTGATGAATATTTGCTGGATAGAATAACAGAAATCGGAATCAGACTTCTGCAAGACGGAGTAGTATCAGCCAAGTACCATAATGTAACCGGAAATACTCTAACTTCATTAGCTGTTGGAATTTATTATAGAGGTAAATTATCTCGTATAATTACCGCCGTTGTGACACAAGGATTAAAAAATCCTACCCGCCCCAAGCTTAGCAGAGGAGACGGTATTGGCGTGATAATGGTCCAAAGTTATGAAAGTGGTAAGTTTATTCCCATAAAAAAATACAACTTGATTGGCACCAACGGGGAGTACGGTTTAACCACTTCTGTAAATTTCCTCAAAGCATATAAAACTCCAAATGATGGCATAGGATTAGTGATGTGTACAGGTACGGAATATTCTAACTACTTGGAGTCAAAGAAGGGGTTAAATGTACTGTCAGATACATTTGATTACGCGGAAAGCATTGCTAAAATGACCTTTAAACCAATGAAATGATATGGGGTACGAACAGGATTTTAAATACAAAGACGCGCTTAAATCATTGTTTGACGCAACAAAGACGGTAAGTGAGAATATGTTCACAAATGACCGTCCCGCTGCTGTGCCTAAGCAAATGGATAATTTCATTGTGGTGTCATTGCCCGGCTTGTTGTCTTCCATGACCTATGGCAGCGGATTTGGAAATATCCGTACCTATTGCACCATTGAAGTGTATGTCAGACAGAAAAAGGGAGGTGCGGAAGACTTGGAACAAATGGACACTATTGTAGGAGATATTCTTTCCCTATTCCCTATCAGCGACAATTTCATAAGTGCCTCAAACCCCAAATTGACCTTGAAAGGAAATGACGGATTAGGGTTCAGCGCAACATTGATAAGGACTGACCTTGTGATAAAATAAACATAAAATAAAACGATTAAAACTATTTATTATGGCAATGAAAACAAAGCAGGAATTGAAAGATGTATTTAGCGGTCTTTCATCCATTATGTTGGTAAAGGGTGGCATTGCAAATTTTGCCACGGTAACTCCGGATTTTGATTTGCCCGTTACCGTAGATACCCTTTCCTTGTCCCAAGCAGAACCGACATTAAACCGTACAAAGGTGCACGGTCTGCAAGCGGATTGGGCTGTCACCAGTACAGCAGGAGATATTACTTTCGCTGCTACCGTTCCAAGTGTAAGCAAGGAATTGGTAGAATATTTTCTTGGGAAAACCACTGAAATAGCGCAAGCGACTATCAACAACCAGCAATTCAAGGGATTCTCTACTGTGCTAAACAACAAGAAGCTGAACGTAGGATTTGCGCTTATAAGTGACGACGGAGAAAAATGTCTGCTTGTAAAAAGAACGGCCGTATACGCACGCCCCTTGTTTGAGAATGCGTCCACTACCCCATTTGCTTTTGCGCTCAGCGGAACTATTGAACTTGAAGATGGCGCTTCGTCCGACTCCTCTTCCGAAGATAATATCGCTTTCTTGACAAAAAAAGCCGACTGACCGTAGCTCCAGCTTCCCTGTCTTTTACCAGCGCGGCAGATAATACAGGGAAAACCATTACCGCAACAACCAAGGAAAGCTCTGTCTCTGCTTCATCAACGGAAACATGGTGCAAAACCTCGGTTAGCGGGAAAGTGGTGACGGTCAAAGTCGACGAGAATAGCGGAGCAAAAAGAACTGCTACAGTCAGCGTATTCACCGCCAATGAGTTCAGTGCGGTGGAAGTTACCCAGGACGGTTCTTTGATTTAAAAATATGGCGGTGTGCGTTATTGCCGCCGCCTTCTCCTTTTTCACACATCACAATAACACAGCATGAACGATAAAACAATAAACCAACCTACCACAGCAGAGCAGAAAACGCTTGACGATGTACTGGAGAACAGCATAGATTATATTACGATAAGAGGAAAAAAGTTCGGTATAAAATGGCTGCACCGTGGAACAATACGAAAATTAACCCATGTCTTACATTCCTGCAAAAGTGAGGATGAAGTTACTGCCAAGTGTGCCTCTCTCATTATTCTGAATAATTGGTGGAAGATAAGACTTTTCCATTGGATATACTGGCGTATGCTATGGAAAAAATACACAGACACAGAGTTAACCGATATTGTTGTTATCGGTAAAAAAAAAGTGGAATTGCAGAAACTGGAATACTTGAATGCTACCATGTTCTTGACCGGAATGAGAGACACGATAATGACGATGACGAGAAAGGAAGCAGAACGTATCCTTCAAGAACTTCGGCAGGAGCAGCATTTGCAAACGGAGAAAAACACCCAGAGCTGACACGACCGTTAATTCTTCTTTGGGGAATGATTAATATCCCTAATTGGTATATGGACTGGGTATTGACCTGTGCTCAATACGAACTTCTGATGTGCGATGCTCCGATTGTAGTGTATGACAAAGCAGACACAGAACAAAAAACGCACACAGCGAAAGAAATGGAAGATTTAAAAAGGAAGTGGGAAGAAAAGAGAAAAGAGCGGGAAATGAAAGGGCAAAGACTTTCCCTCAATGATTTTATAGTAAACGGTATTAACGCTATCCCCCAAGATACAAAACAAGAATAAATATGGCAGACCTCGGAAATTTGAATTTTGGCGTTCACTTGAAAGATTATACAGAACAAGAGTACGAAGCTATCAAGAAAAAACTTGTGAATATGCACGTCACGACCAGTGCAAAGGTTGGATTAAAAGTAGATATAAAGGAGATTGAAGACAAGGTAGAAGCCTTGCTGAAAAACAAGACCTACAAGGTAAAGCTGGATGTAGATAGCGAAAGTATTAAAAAACTCAAGGAAGCTTTTAAAGGACATGGCGTTGATGCAAGCGAACTAAGAGCCATGAGGGGAGTTTCGCAGATAATCCGTGCAGATGCTTACGTTAACTCACAAAAAGCCCTTGAACAGCTTAGGATTGCCCGAATGCAGGCTGCAAAGGCTTCCGATACGCACAATGCGGCAATGAAGAGGACAAACACTACAATGTCTTCTCAATCACGGATAGCCGGAGAACTGAAAAATCAAATCGCCAATGTGTATTCCATATACACTTTAGAGCGTTTTGTAAGGGGATTATATACCATTGGCGGAGAGTTTCAGAAACAACGCATTGCCCTTACCTCCATTCTTGGAGACAGTATGAAGGCGGAAACCATATTCAATCGCATTAAGGATTTGGCGGTTGTCTCTCCGTTTCAGTTCAAAGAACTGGCTTCATACACCAAACAATTGTCCGCATACAGCATTCCGTATGAAGAGCTTTACGATACGACCAAACGACTTGCCGACATTTCCGCAGGTGTGGGTGTCGATATGGGACGTATCATATTGGCGTACGGGCAGGTGCGCAGTGCAGCTTTTCTCCGTGGGCAGGAATTGAGGCAGTTTACCGAGGCTGGTATTCCGTTGGTGGACGAGTTGGCGAAACGGTTTACTAAGCTTACGGGAGTGGTAACTTCCGCCGGAGACGTATTCGATAAAATCAGCCGGAAAGAGGTCAGCTTCGGCATGGTGAAGGATGTCCTTTGGGAGCTGACCGATGAAGGCGGCAAATTCTACAACATGCAGGAAGCCCTTGCGGAAAGCCTTGCTGGCAAATGGAGCAACTTGCAGGACGCTTGGGATGTTATGATGGCTGACATTGCGGAAGGCAATAGCGGTGTACTTTCAGATAGCTTAGAGCTGCTCACTGATTTAATGAAACATTGGAAAGATTTTGCTAAAGTAATCATTCCAATAATAGCCTCATTTGGTACTTATAAAACAATGGCTCTATTAGCATCTTCAGTAAACCTCAAACTAATAAAAACTTTCATATCATTAACTGCAAGTGTTAGAAGTCTAAAAGACGCTATCGCGCTACTTGGATTAGTGACAAAGGCTAACCCATTAGGTTTATTATTAGGGGCTTTATCTGGAATTGTAGCACTGTTTTATGCGTTCAGAGAAGAAGCAAAAACAACAACAGAGGTTATTACAGACTTAAATAAGACGATTGCCGATACGAACGATAAGATGCAAGGGAATAAAGCCGTCGACAGCCTTATTGACCGATACGAGACCCTTAGCAAAAAAGCCAATAAAAGTACAGAAGAAAGTCGAGAATTAGGGCGAATTACAAAAAATCTCGCCAATACATTCAAAGATGCAGTTACTCAAACGGATAAATACGGAGTAGCAATATCTCTTTCTGTTGATAAGATGCGAAAATTATCACAAGAACAGAAAGATTTATACAAGAAACAGTTTATCGGAACAATGGCAAACGCTCAAATACAAAAGCAAAGCATTGATTCCGAAAGGGAAAAACTTGCCAGTATTATCAGGGAAGGGGGATATAGAAGATTTGATGAGAACGGAAAAGAGTTGTCTTTCGCAAAATACAAGCCGGAAGACATCACTAAAGCAAGAAACAGACTATTGGAACTGGAGAAGCAAAGCTTGGACTTAGCCAACATTATAGACACAGCCAGACAATCTTATCATTCCATGAGCCAAATTAATATAAGTAAGCCTTTGGCTGATTGGGAAAAAGAAGCAAACAGACTTGCTGGCGACATGGATGCCTTAAAGCCCAAAGCAGGAGATTCTTACGAAAAATACATGGAGATGCTTTCCGGTAATATCAGTGATTTGGAGAAAAAAACAAAGGCGTTTGCATCTGGAAATAAATATTCAGAAAAACAACTGGCATCCTACAATAAGGAACTTGAAGTTACCAGGACAATATATAAGGCTTTAGGGGGATTAGAAAAATCTTCTGGAAACACAAAAGACCCTATCGCCGAGCAATGGAAAGAGCGTACCGACCTCATAGACAAAGCCATTTCCAGCTATGATAAATGGAGAAAGATAGAAGGGGACGAGGCGGCATCCCAAAGGGTGAAAAGTATGCCCGAGTTTTCATTCGCCTTTGACGGGAAAGGTGTTAATTTGGACTTGAACGACCCAAGCAAGGCTTACAAATACATTCAAGGGCAGTTAGACCGAAGCAAAGAGAAGCAAGAAGATTTATACATTTCTCTTGGTATCAAGATTGACAAGGCGGGAATTGACAGTGCGAAGAAAGAAGTTGATGATGCCTTAAAGGAGATAGAAAAGTACGTTTCCCAAACCGGAGAAAAGTGGGATTTATATAAGAAGCTATTCAATGCTTCCGGCAACAAATCTCTTTCCATGAACATCGCTTTCGGCGGAGAGGTCTCATTCAAAAGTGTAGTAGATGATTTGCGCAACCAACTTTCCAAAGCGCTTGAAAATACGGGAAGTAAATTCTCCGTTACAGATGTCCTTGCCATGAAAGAGGATGATGTAAAGAAACAGTTTGGGGAAGGAGTAATTCTGAAACTATACCAATCAATCAACGAGGAAAGTAAGAAAATGCGTTCAGAAAGCCTTGAAAACCTTTTAGGCATGATTGAGGATTATAAAGATTATGCCCAAAAGATAAAGGATATTGAGCGTAATCTTCAAAAGGACTTGGCAGATATTGAAAGCCAAAGAGGTCAATTAGGCGAAGAAGCGACCGACAGGCTTATAGCACAAAGGAAAAAGAAAGCGAGCGAAGATGCTGCATCAACCAAATTTGAACAATTCAAGAGTTCGGAAGACTGGGCTAAGACCTTTGACGACCTTGACAGACTTTCTTCTGCAACTCTTAGCAGGCTAATCAAGAACCTGGAAGAGTTTAAAAATACGACCGGGCAAAGTCTAAAAGTCAACGAGTTTAAAGAGCTTGTCAATGTATTAAAAAAGCTACGTGACGAAAGTGAAAGCAGAAACCCTTTCAAGACATTATCAGACGGAATAAAAGAGTATGCGGAAGCCACTGAAAAACTGAAAAAGGCTCAAAAAGAACTTGGGTTTATCCAGGATGGCGGTGAAGTTACTACTGGTGTTTCTGAAACGAGCCATACGGGAACCAAGAAAACGGATGGCGGCTTATCTTATCAGGCTAAAGTCGTCGATAAATTAACTCCAAAATTAAAAACGTTGGCAGATGCGGAAAAAGAAGTAACTGATGCGCAGGATGAACAAAATGAGGCTTCCGATAAAGTTCAAGTAGGCTTTGGAGATATTGTCGACATGGCTAATCTTCTTATCGGCACTTTGGGAGATTTAGGGTCAGCATTTGATGCCTTAGGGAATGACAGTATGGGAGACACTCTAAGCACTGTACAAGAAGTTGCGGGTGGATTATTGAATACAGCTCAAAGCGGAGCTACCCTTTTCGCTGGTATATCTTCCGGCAATCCGATGGCTATCATGCAAGGGGCTACGGGTGTAGTCAGCGGTATTACCGGAATAATAGGAAGCATAGCCAAAGCCCATGATAAGAAGCTGGATAAAGCAATCCAACGTTCGCAACTGGAAGTGAAAAAGCTTTCCAATGACTATAAGAATCTTCAATCTGTCATAGAACGGCAATTGGGTGCTGTTACCCAAAGCCAATCCAAAGAGATGATTGCAAATCTTCAAAAGCAACAAGAAGAGGTGCAAAAGCAAATGGAGGCGGAACAAGACAAGAAAGATTCGGATGCTTCTAAAATAGAGGACTACAAGCAGCAGTATATCGAGTTAGGCGAGCAAATCAAGTATTTCTATGAAGATTTGGCAAGCGAACAATTCGGTATAGACTTAAAGGGATGGTCAGACCAAATATCAGAAGCGTTAGTCAATGCGTTCGCCAACGGAGAAGATGCAGCAAAGGCTTTTGATGATACGGTAGCTGATATTATGCGCAATGTCATAAAGGAGATGATTTCTCTGAATGTCATAAAACCTGCCATGAATAAGCTAAGAGATTATCTGTTTGGAGATAAAGGTATATTTACAGACAGTTCCGCCGGGGGTACAAATCTGACGGAACAAGAGGCAGCCGGACTAATGCAGCAACTTGGAAGCCTTCGAGGGACAATATCAGACTCAAAGAAAATATGGGATTATCTAAATGCTGCTGCAAAAAAAATGGGAATAAGCCTTGAAGAGACAAGCGCTTCAAACACTCTTTCCAAAGGGATACAAGAAAACATTACAGAAGAAACCGCCAATATTTTAGCTTCTTACATAAACGGTATTCGTGCAGATGTAAGTGTAAAACGCGCTTTGCTTGAAAAGTGGGGAAACGAGATTCTTCCGAAATATAATGTTATAGCCGAACAACAACTTACTCAATTGAGGGCGATAGCCAATAATACGTTAAGAAGTGCCCAAAATACCGAAGCAAACGTTGCTTTAGTACAAGAAGTTAGAGATATGCTAAGTATAGTAATAGACAGAAGTGGTAGAAAAATCAAAATATAATATGTTATGAACGAAAAGGATTTAAGCAAAACATTACTGAACCAAGCTATTACGTTTGGTTTATGCCAACCGTGGCAACACGCATGGGGGAATCCTACCCAACAAGGATTAATTGACAAGTATCTGCATGGGATTGATTTTGCCATTAAGCACAATTACCCTACCAACACTTTCATAAAAGAACACTTCGACAAAGACCTTCTCCACAAGAATAATATTTTTGTGGATGAAGATGTGCAGAAACGCAACATGTCACAAATTTCTGTTTTGAACGGAAATTGTAAAGGTACTCTCCTATTTGATGGCTTTTCCGTATGTGATATTTACGTGCGCCATGACAGCGAAGTAACCATTGACTGTTCACAGTATTGCAAGGTATTCATTAACGTGTACGACCGGGCAAAAGTAAATGTTATCCAAAAGGATATAGCATCGGTATATGTTTACATTCATGGAGAAGATTGTATTGTGGAAACCGATGGGGATGTCATGCAAAGAAAAAGCCAGGCTTAATGTCTGGCTCTATTGCATAATTCTTTTTGTATTGGCTGAAATGAAACAGCAAGAGTTACTAACGATTCTTCCCTCTCCAATAATTTCACGCAAGGAAGAGTGCTTGACTGCGCTTCTCAACGTCCATCCCAGTCTATCGCCTTTAGACTTTATACGATGTGGATACTTTGAAGAGCACTTTGCTTTCTTGCTTTCCATTACACTCCCCATATTGTTTTGATATTGAATTTATCTGTTCCCTTTTTTATCCTTCTGCTTACAAGCTTGCAAGCCACTTCTTGCCCGATTTGGTGTGAGACCAAACAACTAATGTAACACTCACAATAGCCGTTATTAAAAATATTGCCGTTAGCGTATCCATATTATATTCATTTTAAAATCCTATTAGCAAAGTTAGCAAACATATATGTAGATATAGTTCCTAATGTAATAGTACTCCAGTTTATTCCGTTTGTCACATTGGTAAACAAAGGAGTTATACCTCCTAAAACAAGTGCCGCAAATATTAGTTTAGATAAATCAAAGAAATATCCTGCAAGTTTTTCACGTCTTACCTTATCCTTTTCCTTGCCCTCTTTCTTTACTTCTTGTCTTTCGCTCCAATTACCCATTTGTATTATATTAATGCACAAATATAGAAAGAACGAACGAAAGAACAAACAAATAAACAAATAAATATCCGATAAATCAGCTTTTTAACAAATCCGATTAATTATAATTCATATGCCACAAAACAAGAAAAGCGGAGAAACTCCGCTTGACTTGATGATTGCTTTAAAATTGGCTTATCGTTTTTCAGCCTTAATATCCATGCTCTCCCCATCCATTGACATGGTAAGTTCGGCGTCATCACCCGATAAGGATTTCACTGTATATCTAATATATTCTTTGCCGCCCAAATAGATTCGGGGCTTTGTAAATTGATAAAACTTCTTTTTAGAACAATACAATATTAAAGGTCATCTTTTCCTATATACATTATAGATGTAGTTCGTAGCCCTACAGTAACCATTGCTAAATATTCCGCATCCTCATACTTTAAAGCATCCATATATAACATTTGACCCCCTTGCTCTGAGAAGAAAACATACCGGTCTGCAAGGTGTTTTCCCAACTCTGAAGCAAATGAAGATTTCAATGTTACAGCTCCTAAATATGCTTTATTATTATCATAAGCTATTTGAATTTTATCCTCTATTCCCAATCCTTTATAAACTGATGTCCCTTGTTGATTTGTAGACAATGGTTTGCCAAAAACTTTTTCTATATTTTCCCTACTCATGCCAAGAAAATCCTTTAAATCTAAATATAAAGTATGCAAAGGTTCTACTGTTACAGATAGTTTAAAAGATGTACCATTAGAATTTGCCATTGTTTCAAATTCTCCAACATGTTCTCCTTTAATTTTATTTCCATCTAATAAAGAGAAAATAAAATCATTAGAATTTTGGAGTTGTACATTTGGACAATCTAAAGTATATATCTCCCCCGTTTTAATAACAACAGATTGGTCCTGTAACTTTTCATCATCATCCGAACACGCACTAAAAACAAGCATTGGCAGCATTGCCAGTAAAAATAAAATCTTTTTCATTTTCTTATCAAATTAATTATTATCTTTAGGGACATTGAATATATTAAAATGAATAACCTACCGCTATTGACAATTGCGAATAATCAGCGTTTTCGATAAGCGCCCAATCCCTCTTTTGATATTTATACCCAAGTTCTACAAAAATATTTCCACTCATAACCGGAAAATCAACACCAAACGCAGGCTTAATCATAAAGCCTAAATCATTTTTATCTGCATAGTCTGAGCAAGGGATAAAAAATGTGTATCCTAAATCAAGAGACATATATGGAGATATACCTTCCCGGATAAAGTTAAACTTTCCATTCACAAATAATGGAACGTATAATGCGGTCTCTTTATAATCCTTATAATACTTATCCATAGTCGAGTTTAATCCAGCTTTCTCATACAAATGTTTACACCAAGATACACCCGTACCTACTCCCAACCTAAAGCTTTCATTAAACCTATATCCAGCAAGAAATTCTGCACCAAAAGACTGGTTTTTGTCATCATCAATACCTAAATCATATACAACCTTGATTTGCGGTTCAAACTTACTTTGTGCAAAGCACATAGCAGTTGTTAAAACGGCAACTAATATAAATAAAATCTTTTTCATTGTTATATATTATTTTTGTTCCATCTCAATTTCAATATATGTGTTATCCCATTTACATGCTTTTTGGGTTCCTAAATCAATTCCCCATGCAATCACATTCAAAAGATTTATACAAGAAATAGGATTAAATCTTGCTTCCAGTAAAAACGGCGTTGATTTATAACCCTCTTTTTTAGCAATTAATTCTTTCGAGGATAACTTTTTTCTTATTCGCGCGGTTGCTTCACCGCTTTCGTCAATTGTTGCAATTTTTCTGCCATTATCATAAATTTTAGTGCCCTCCATCCCTGAAAACGTAATTGTTTGCTTTGCAGGTGTAAAAATTGAAGCACAAGAACTCATAGAAAAAACAACAATTAGACTCAATAAAACTTTTTTCATAATAGCATTGAATATGTTAATTAATGTGCGGCAAAGTTAACAACTTTGTATTGGAGAGCAATATATTATATACAGTTTTTTCACCTTTTTTGTTATATGTTATAAAGCATATTTGGATATTACTACGCTCCCCCTTTTGGATATATGGTTTATTTTCTATATATTCGCACAATAACTTATAAAATAAACGAAATTAATTGATTTTATGATTATAAGTTTGCTATTTCAAAGATAAGGGCTATCTTTGCGGTGCTACAAGATGGTAGTTGTATCTACTCCGTTGGGCAAGCGGTTAATTTGCTCATATTATATATGGGTATTTTTTATGCCCATACTTTAGGATATTGGCGGTTGTCTATACGTAAGATAATGTCGCTCTTCGGAGTACACGACCATCTTGTAGCAGCGTATATGGCGACCGCTTTTTGTTTGCCTATAATCATCTTTAAATGCTACAAGATGGATGATTTAGTATTTCAAAACAGTAACGGCAACGATGTTACCACTTCTTTAATCGTTGCACAGGTATTCGGAAAGGAACACAAGAATGTATTGAGAGATATTGAAAGCCTCTCATGTTCAGAAGATTTTAATCGGCTCAATTTTGAGCGCATCACTTACAAGGATGCAAGAAATCGGGAACAAACCGCTTATGAAATGACTAAAGACGGTTTCAGTTTCCTTGTCATGGGCTACACAGGTGCAAAAGCTGGCGAGTTCAAAGAAAGGTTCATCAATGAGTTCAATAAACGGGAAGCATTGCTCAAAAATGACGATTACATCTTGATGCGCTCCCAACAGATTTTGCAGAAACGAGTTGAGAACCTACAAGCCGAAAACAAGCGTCTTGAACAGCAGAACGCATTACAAGAAGAACAACTACGCCAAGCAGCCCCGAAAGTGCAGTACGTGGATAACGTCCTGCAATCCGTCAACACTTATACGTCCACGCAGATTGCAAAAGAGGTTGGGATGGATGCCGCCAAGTCCCACAAGGCACTCAAAGAGCGAAAGGTGATGTTCTACCAATCGGGCACGTGGATGCTGACAGCTAAGTATCAGGGTAAGGGTTACACCAAAATGCGAACGCATCAGTTTACGAGAAATGACGGAAGCATCGGTACAAGCTCGTACACGGTTTTCACGGAGAAAGGGCGTGCAATGGTGCATAGTATCTTTGCTAAATAATAATTAATCAATATTATATTAACAACTACTTGTGTTATCCGCATTTATGCGGACGGATATAACTATACCCAAAAACATATTGCCACGTAAACAAGCATAGATGCACGTTGAGGTTTCGACCAACGTTCACGTTATGATACCCCGTCAGCAATACGGCTGGCGGGCAGATGGCAGAAATAATGACTAAAACAAATATTCATCATGGAAGAAAAGATACATAACTTGCAGAAAGAGAACAAACTCCTCAAACTTCAATTATTGCACTTATCCGAAGATATTGAACTGATGTACGAAAGGATGGAAAAACTTGAAAGGAAGCTCAAAGAGAAGCGGGTAAAGAACCCCTACATGAAAATCGTATCACCCGAAAGGTAGTATTTATTGCAAATATAATGTAAGCCGGATAACTATATCAATTTTCTAACCTTTTACTTGATTATTTAGAAAATACACCATATATTTGCAGTATTGATATAACAAGCCAAAGAGCTGATTAACGGGCATGCCGTTGATTGGCTCTTTTTGTTTTTACAACACAAACTCAAAATAACACATGGCAAAGCCTTACAGTATCTATTTTCAGAAAAGTAAGCTGGGGAGTCCTGTTATTGACACCAAATCCCAATGGGGGATTGTGTGCAAGGACTTCCCTTTTACTGTATATGGAGATATTAAGGATTTGCCCAAAAGGGACTGGATAGACCAAGACGGAGAAGACACCTTTTTCCCCGAAGAACTCTACGTACAAGCCTATGATATAGAAGTAGAGTTCGCCTATAAAGGTGATATGGGAACAGCCAATGAAAAAATTGTCGCCTTCCTGGACTATCTGATAGGGAAAGACGGTTACGGAACAGAATTAAAGGTTTATGACACCTATACCCAAATAGGCAGGCAGGGGGTTTATTTTAAATCTATAAAACCCGACCTTTTTGTCCGCAAGACGGATGAGGGGGATGTCGTAACTTTCAACATTACATTTCGGGTAACCGACCCCAAAACACAAATTATTCTTACGGCATAATGGGACGGTTTATAATATACAGCAAAGACGGGCGGATGCAACGATGTGTCGCTAACAAGTTAGAGTATAACGGAGAGTTCATGGGAGCTTGTTCCGTTAACATTACCGTTACGTCCCCCACTCCGATTGATTTTACAGTCGGGGACTATCTGATATATCGCGGAGAAAGATTTGAAATAAACTACGACCCTACTGAATTGAAGCAAGCCTCCAAAAATACATACGGAGAGGCTTTCAAATATGAGAACGTAGTTTTCAACTCTCTTGCAGATGAACTGACAAGATGCGAATTCCTGGACTATGTAAAAGAGGATAACTTAATTCACTACTCTTCCCTACCTACATTCAGTTTTTACGCTGAAAGCATAAATGCTCTCGCAGAAAGAATACAGGTGAACCTTGACCGTATCTATAAAGGAGAGCAAAAATGGACGGTTACGGTGCATCCCGAATATGTTAATGAGGCTAACAAATCCATATCAATAAGCAGTATAAACGTTTGGGACGCACTCGCTTTGGTAAATAGCGAGTTTAAGGCAAATTTTATCATAAGAGGACGAACGATAACAATAGGCACTGCCGGAATTGCAGTAGGAAACATGTTCGGGTATGGAAAGGGAAAAGGGCTGTACTCCATACAAAAAACCGCGGACTCGTCACAGAAGATAATTACCCGCCTAAGAGCATATGGTGGTACCAAAAACTTACCGTACAACTATTATACAACATATGGAAGTCCTATTGTCGAAGCTCCCATCGAGGATGTATCTTACGGATATGACCCTAATACACATTTGATAGACGGCGCTGTTGTGACTCTTCCTTTTTATATGAAATTCCTATCCGACACAGCATTGTATGATGTGACAATTAATGGGCACTCTTATAAAATGAGAAGAGGTAGCTTTCTTGGGAAATGCTACGTTTTGTTGAATAGCGAAGCCGACAAGGACAACGTCCGCATAGGCGCAAAGATGCGGATAGAAAAAGGCATTGAGACGGACAATGTTCCAAGAAAGTACAAAAGACCTTCCGGAGCATTAGTCCCCAATAATATGGCTGTTAAAAACTTGATGCTTCCTGATTTTCCAGAAAAGACACTTGACCCATACCTTGATAGTAAAAACATAGATATTATCGGAGTTCGGGAAGGTTCGGTTTTCTTTGACGGGAGCGATACTTCTTTGCCGGAAATATATCCGTCTATGGAAGGAATGACGGCACAGCAGTTGAAAGACGCGGGAATAATCGTAAATGCTACCGGAGCGTTGGATGAAATCGCTTCCGATTCAGTGAATAAGGATAATACGCCAATCGCGGATGATGGTTACTTTGAAGAAGGGGAAACCATCCCACCGTTCAAAATATATCTCAAAGACATTGGATTTGACATAAACGATTATCTAACAGGGGAAACCGCCACCATATCCATGAAAAGCGGAATGTGTGGTGGGCGTGAATTTGAAATACTTGGAGATGCAGACAAGCCCGTAAAACAAGGTGACATGTGGGTCTTGACATGCAACAGAGTCTATGATGAAGGGCTGAATCTTTATTTCCCATATAAGGATTTTACTATCAAAGCCGGAGATAAATTTGTGCTTTTGGGTATTGATATGCCGGATGTGTATATAAAAGCCGCTTCCCAAAGATTGCTAACAGCTTCCAAAGAATATCTTGCAAAAAATGATTATGTAAGATATACTTACGAGCCTAAAGTAGACGAAATATTTATGGCGCGTCACCCGGAACTGCATGACAGTATAAAGGAAGGTGATTTAATGTTATTCGAGGATGAAGACTTAAACATCAACGGGAGCATTATTATTGACAGCCTTACAATAAAGGAAGGAGACGCTCTCATCCCAACGTATGATATTACCCTTCGCAATGACAAAGCGGTAGGAACTTTAGAAAAGATACAGAATCAGATAGACTCAATTGTAGGCGGGCAAGGCGGTGGAGGATTAACTACCCAACAAGTGGAATCAATCATTAAAGCCTTTGGAGAAAAGCTGTTTTTGAATAAAACCAAACCTGACCAAACCAGCTATTTAATAAAGTTCTTAGGCGGATTATTTTCAGACTACATCCAGTCCATGAACTTTTCTTCCGGTGCTCTCGGTGAAGGCTTTGTTATTAAAGTAGACAGCAAGACGGGTAAATCCTACATTGAAGTGGACGAACTCTTTGTGCGTATCAAAGCGATGTTCTCCGAACTGGAGATAAAGAAACTCTCTTATGCAGGCGGGAACTACATGTTCACCGCTGCCGGAATGAAATGCGGAAAGGTTGAGGAACACGAGGATTTTTGGCGGTGCTATCTGCTGGTTGATGATGGGGAGACGGCTATCGAGAACCCGTTCAAGGAAGGCGACCAGGTACGTTTTCAAGACTTCAATATCAAGCCGGGTGTCTACGAGAATGTATCCAACCGTTACTATTGGCGCTTATGTGTCGGCGTTGGTGAGGATTACATAGACCTTAGCAAGACGGACTGTGATGCAAACAGCGACATACCACAGGAAGGCGATAGCCTTGTACAGCTCGGAAACAGAACAGACAAGAAGCGTCAGAACGCAATCACCTTGTCCGTGTATGGCGATGATGCACCGAGTATCCATCAGTATGCCGGGATAGATTCCTATTCTTTAGCAGGCAAGGAAGTGACGGTTATCAGTCCGCAAGGCAACAAGTTCATGGGAGACTTTATCTTGAAAACGGGAATAAACATTATGACCCAGTTCAAGATATTGGAAGATTTGATTTACTCTGAAATCTCCAAAGTGCTTGACGAGGTGCAGGCAAAGGATAATTATCTGTATAACGCATCATTTGCAAACAATACGAACGGTTGGGAGACAAAGAACGATGTTCGCTTCTTTACTGTGAACGGAAAGTTCTTATTGGTTAACGACAAGTTCTATTCCCGTAAGGACGCTATGGCTGCCATTATTAGAGACGGAGATAGAAACGTGCTTCGTATCCTTTCTTCCGGAATTAAACAGTCAAATGCGGATTTAGCCAATAAACCGACCTATGAGGAAGGGGAAGAACCGAAGAAGTTCTTTATCTCTTTCCGGTATAAGGTAGCTACAGCCGGAACGCTGACAATAGGATTTCCCGGTCAGAACCTGCATTTCACCGAACGTATTGAACCGGGTGAGGAATACGCAATGAAGGAATATTCCGGCACATGGGACGGAACGGGCGATTTTGAGTTGAAGTTTACGGGGGATATATACATACATTCGCTGGCTCTTGCCGAAAACGCATTCGAGGATTTGTATACTAAATTGAGTTCCGAAATAAAGCAGACAGCGGAAAGTATCAGGTTGGAAGTAAAGGAGCTTTCTGAAAGTAATAATCAGAAGTTCTCACAGATTGAGCAGACAGCGGAAAACCTCAAATTGTCTGTTACAAAAATAGAGGAAGATGTAACGCAGTTGGGGCTGGACATCAATGGGGTTACCGATGAACTTAAATTATATGTCAAAAAAGACGGATTAGGTTCAGAAATCAATGTGGCACTTGATAATATTTCCGTGGTTTCCAAAAATATATACTTTACCGGAAATATATCCGCCAACGGGAATGTGTCTATTCAGGCAGACGGGACAATAAAGGCTATTGGTGGATATTTTGAAGGAGAGATAAATGCAAACAGCGGGGTGTTTAAAAATGTAAGAACTCCTAACAACTCTTTGGTGATAGACGAAAATGGGAATGTTAGCATTGTTGGCAAAATATCAACCGCTTCGTCAGGTACAAAAATAGAAATAAACCCAAATTCAAACAGCCTAAAATTTTATAATTCAAAAGGATATGATGTGGGTGGAATTTCATTCCTTGATAGTGGAGGCGGAGGTACTTCTGTTACTTACCCAAGATTAAAATTGGACAATATAGCAAGTGATGGCAACTTAACTGCGTCTACCACCCTTTTTGCAGGGTCATTGTCAATGATTTCAAATTTAAGTGGGTCAAGATACCAAGTGTCTCTTGGCATCAGCGGACTTTCTTTTTATAAAGATGGAAGATTAACTAAATCATACCCAAGCTCATGAAAAAGATAAATTTTAAACAATTACTGATTGCTACGGACATTACCCGTAAGCATTGTGAAAATATAGATTGTAGAGAGAATTTTGCGAATGTATTATACCGGAACGGTAACGGTATCGCATCGCATGCACTCGCTTTGAAGATATACAACTCCAATGAAGAGACAGAGTATAGTGATGAAGAAGTGGCCCTGATACAAGAGCATGCAAATGCTTTTTGCAAACCTTTCTTCATTGACGCGCTCAATCGTGCTATCAACAATCAACCGGAAGAAGTAACCGATAAACAGGAATAATTATGGCTTGGACAGAACAGGATTATCAAGAAATAGTTGCCCGTCTTATGGCTAACTCCATAGGGGTTAATGAAGTACCGAATGCGGACAAAGCGGATGATGTAACATCATTACCTGCATTTAAACCTTCAGGAAGCAACAGTGAAGCTTCTGTGGTCAATTATCCTTTAGAATTTTTGAAAGGAGAAAAAGGCGAGCCAGGTATACAAGGAGAACCAGGAAAGTCATTTAAGGTAGCCGGCGAATACGCCACCCTTGAAGCCTTGAAATCCGCTGTTCCCGATGGTTCGGCAGTTGACGGGTTCATGGCTGTAGGTACGGAAGCCCCTTATGATTACTACGCATGGGTGAACGGTGAATGGGTAAGCCAGGGGAAGATTGGCGGTATAGACGAAGCGCCAACTGATGGCAAGGCATACGGTCGTAAGAATGGGAATTGGGCGGAAGTTCCTGAAAAATCCGACGTCCTCACCAAAACCAACAGTGAAAGTTTCACCCCTACGGGCGATTACCAGCCTGCAACGAAGAAGTATGTGGATGATAAACACATTATGCTTACGATTACAGATGAAGCTCATATACAGTTGATTTCAAATCAAGAAGTTAAAGCAGGAGAAGCCGAATCAAAAATAAATCTTGTATTTGGAAGCATTGATAATTTTAAAAATATTATACAGAGATTATTAAGTGATAATATTTTATTCCTAAAAATTACAGAAAAAGAAATCTTTAAAGTAAGTACGAGTCACACATATTGCAATCCCGATAATGGAGCTTATGAACTTTCGTTTATTTATACTTATACTTCTATTACCGATGCAAATAATATTAGCTTAGTTACAAAAAGAATTTTTATTGCATTGAATTCAAATGCTACAAATTTTTTCGTAGTAAAAGATATACTCGTTTCCGACAACCTCACCACCCTCACCAAGAAAACCGCTGCCGAGTACGAGGCTATTGGCTCTAAGGATGACAATACAGCATATTGTGTAACCGATTAAAGGATAATGATTATGTTAAAAATAGGAGAATTGACCTCAGGGCTATTTGCTGGAGATAAGCTGATTGCAGGCAAAGAATTTGATATTAAACAACTTGTTGATAATATTACATTTGCAGATGATTTAGTACATGAAGAAATTAATATACAACTTATTCTTATTTGCAATCTTAGTAGTATCCCTATTTATTTATATCGAGATTCAGTAAGAACTGAAATAAAAAAACAATATATCGAATGGTATTCATTTAGAGCACCTACTGCTATTCGTCTTTTTAATGAAGATAATACTCCAATAAGAGCTATTACACAAAAGATGTCTATATCCAATAATTTTGTTACAAAAATAACTGATTCTGTCGTTAATAATGGCGATAGTGTATTTGATATTGCAGATAGTACAGGGATTTTCGGTTTGGGTTGTGTTCTAATGAATGCGTAAAACAATAATATTAATAAAATAACAAAGTGTTTACTTTTTTGATTATGAGAGTAAAAGTATTTTATGAAAACTGGTTTGCGAAACTCATCCTCTTTGGCGGCTACACAACTATAATGCTCTTCGGCTTCATCCTTACGAAGCTGAAGGAGTTGTCCGAAACGACCATACGTCATGAACGGATACATCAGAAACAGTTCTTCGAGTGTATGGAGATAGCGGCTATCCCGTCCGTATTGCTGGCATTCCATGTCAGTGCGTGGTGGTTGTTACTTATCCCGCTATTCTACTACATTCTTTATTTGGCAGAATGGTTTGTAAGCTTCGTGTACCATCTGTTTACAGACAACATAATAGGCAGCGGTAAGGTAAACGCCAACGCCTATCGAGCGAGCGCATTTGAGATGGAAGCCAAACTCAACCAGGACAATCCGAACTACTTGAAAGAACGTAAATGGGGAGCGTGGTTCCGCTATTACGGCAAGATATGAAAATCCCGTCCTACTCTCACGAGCAAAACGGAATGACAGTAGTTCGCTTATTTGATAAGAGACACAAAGATAGGAATAATTGACAAATAACGATAAGATGAAGAATAACATTATTACCCAAAGCATACCGGGTGGTTTCTCGGTAATAGCAAGCAGTTTTATTGCACAGTCATTGGAACACATGATACCGTGGCTGATAGTAACATTTTCAGTCGTTGTATGCGATTTGATGTTCGGGATAAGGAAATGCCTGCTATTGGGTGAAGAAGTACGATTTTCCGGTGCTGTGCGCCGTACTATGGGTAAAATGGTGACATACTTTGCCTTTGTCTGTATGGTGGTGATGATAAACATCGCTTCCGGTAATAAATGGAATATTGATGTGTATTCATGCTTGTTTGTCTGCTTCATAGAGTTCTGCTCTATCATAAGCAATATCTTGAAGCCAAAGGGATATAATTTCAACTTACTGAAAGCGTTGGGATTGTTCGGAAAGAAAGTGCTCGATGTCGAGAAAGAAGATATGAGTGAAATAATAACCAAAGATAAGGAGTAACAAAATGAAAAAGAAACTGATTATCGCAGCGATTGTTATCGCTATCATCGTGGGAGTTATGCTGTACATGCACTACACCCCGTTTTGGGTGAACCTGACTACTGTTGTATCATTCGGTGTCGGTGTTGTTGCCGGATGGGTGGCTCGTTTAGTTTATGACAAATATTTCAAGGAGGACGCGCAGAATGAAAGTATTGATTGACAACGGACACGGAAGTAACACTCCGGGCAAGTGTTCACCGGACGGAAGATTGAAAGAATATGCGTATGCCCGTGAGATTGCCACACGTTTGGAAGCGGAATTGCGCAAACAAAGCGTTGATGCCGAACGTATCGTCAAAGAGGAAATAGACGTTCCCTTATCGGAGCGTTGCCGCAGGGCAAACGAATACAAGGCAAGTGAAGTAATTCTCGTATCCATCCACTGTAATGCAGCGGGAAGCGGCTCTGAATGGATGCAGGCGCGTGGTTGGGAAGCGTGGACTTCGGCAGGTCAGACGAAAGCCGATAAATTAGCTGATAGCTTATATGCGGCAGCCGGACGACTTTTGCCGGGTATGAAGATACGCAAGGACATGACGGATGGCGACCCTGATAAGGAAAGCGGGTTTTATATCCTGAAGCACACGAAGTGTCCGGCAGTCCTTACAGAGAACCTATTCCAGGACAATAAGGAAGATGTTGATTTTCTATTATCGGAAGAAGGAAAACGGGCAATAGTAGACTTGCATGTGCAGGGAATTGTGAACTATTTGAATAACTCTAAAAAGTAAACATCATGGCAGCAGAAGTTTTATCATTTCAACAAGAAGAAGGCAAAACAGCGTATTACGCAACGTTTGTCAGTGACGGCAATCCCGTTACCATACAGATAAAGAACAAGGGCGGAATGGTGACTGTATTTGCCAATATTGAAGGCATGAATCCTATCCCGCTTTCCCCAAATGCCAATCAAGCCTTAGGTCCTTCCAATGTGATATTTCGTCTTATTGGCATAGCGGCAGGTATGGAAATTACAATAAGAAGTGCTACGAAAGTGTCAGAAGCCAAAATGATTAAAGAGGGATAGCCTATGAAACCAATCACTACCCCTCACATCAGCATTCCTATAATCGGCATTCCCGTAATCAGCATACTTACCATAGGGTTTCCCGGTGCTGGCGGAAATAAGCCGCATCCATTTCCTGGCGGAGGGGCTTTATTATTAGCCAATGACGCTCCATTGTTGTTGACTAACGGAAAGCCGATATTGCTTACAAGTAAAAATAAATAGTAGTATGGAAGAGAAAACAGAAAAAGGACAACAAATTGGACAACTCCCCAAAAGAGACGTTTTGACGGGTAATGAGCAGTTTCCATTTCAAGAAGACAGAGAAAACGGTTCTATCACCCCTAACGCCCTAAAGAGTTTTATCGGTTCCGGTCTTGCGGACGACGAAGACCTTGTGTCTGTAGACAAAGGGGAAAACTTAAGTGTTTTAAAATTTGCTGACCGTGCTTATAATCCTGACAGATTCAGCGGCAAGGGGTATAAGATATTGCGTAGGAATATTGTTGGTAGAAAGAATATTCTTACACAGGATATGATAAATCAGCCTGATACTATATATGAAATCAGGTATGATTTTGATTTGGATGGCGCTGAGATAAGCATTCCTGAAGGGTGTATTCTAAAATTTAATGGGGGGCGTTTTTTAAATGCGTTGAATATCAAAGGGGATGTAGAAAACAAATACTTAATGCCGGAATGGTTTGGCGCGTCCAACGACGGTAAAACAGACAGCTCTGATGCATTTAATGCAATCGTGCGGATATGTCGCAGTATAAGATGTTCCAATAAGAAGACTTATCTGTTTACCAAAGACATAGATGCAAAGATTTTGAATGAATTGTCGATTGACATGAATATGTCTTCTTTCATAGATTTCCATATTGTCATAAACATGAATGATGGAATAAATGATTGGAGATCGGCATACTCTTCTATCGGGCTTTCAATCAAAGAAGGATTTATCATGTCTAAAGGCAGCGATACGAAATACCGTAATTGGCAAATTCCTGTCATAATCAGTGGGGTTCCTGTACATTTGGATAATATGAATATAAGGCGGGTTCCTTATATACTGGCATTGGCTGATAGATATATTGATGTCATGCGTTGGCATAATGTCATTTATTATTCATGGGAGGACACCTATTCAGATGTAACATACCGGCTTGATGCTATAAATGTGGTGTTAAGGGATGGTACTATATCCAAAATGAATGAGGGACAAGAGTTAGCGGGAGATGCTTGGATATTTAATTCGGTAAATGAATTCAGAGGGTATAACGAAAAAAGGACTTTTGATTATAAGTTAGGTACATTCAGAGGAGGACTGTATACTAACTTCATTAATTGCATACAAAGCAATATAACATTAACTCAAAAAATCAAAGCTAATTTTACCGGCTGTCACTGGGAAATCAGCGGAGTTACAATTGAAGGTAGTGGAGGTCTCATTCAAGCCAACTTTATAGGCTGCTATTTTTATATGAATAGCAGGATATTAAGTGAAAATCAAGGCGTAACATATATTGGTTGTTATTTTAGAGGGCTATGGGATAAAGCCGGAGATATGACAATGCCTGAATTTTTGAACAATACTGATATTGTGGATATGAATTGCGTGTTTCTCAACTGTAGAATAGGGGGGACATTGGTTGATACAAATCGGTACAAAGCCTGTTATTATAATTATAATAGAACGACTTCATTAGGAATGCGCCAGTATGTTATGGACGCTTTTAACAAAGGAAATATTGAATTAAGGGATACCGGTAACATTATTAATAACCGGGAGAATGGAAATTATAAATATACAATATATCTGTTGTGTGGAGAAAATATACCTATTGCCAAACGTGTGTTTAATATGGATATTACCGATAGTGATAAAGGGAAAACGCCATATTTCTATATAAACCCGGGTAAGAACTATGGGTTTGAGGTATACAGAGAGTCACCTAACGGGAAAAAAGAAGTTGTTGTTGGATTCAGTTCGGTTAATGACGTTGAAACCTTATCGTTTCAGGATTTTTCAGACTGTGCATTAATCGGTGAACATGATTCTACCTGGTCAAGTATGAAGACATCGGTATTGCTGTGGAAACCAGTAGAGGACGATATACCGGACAAAACTTTATACCCGCATTTCTTTTACAATCAGGGAGTCTTGGTCTCAACGAGTGGGAATTTAAAAAGTCCGCTTACTGATTTTCTCGCAATTCCATATTTAAATGTAGGAGTTACTTCACAACGTCCTGGCAATGCAGATAATGGTTTTCAATTTTTTGATGTGACCCTGCGTAAACCTATATGGTGGAACGGTTCTTCATGGGTAGATGCCAGTGGAGCTACGGTGTAGTATCTTACTAATTATTTAATTATTTATGGTATGAAAAATAACATCTTAGGTGCGGTGGTCTATCTATCCACCGCTATAATCTTCGGTGGCAGCACTGCACTGCTGATGCTCTTCGTTAAGGAGAACAGCGACCGTTGCCACTACTATAACGGCAATTGGAGCAAAGCAGACTTGCTGTGTGGAGTTGTCGCAATATGTGTAGGCATAGTTGTAAATCATTATCTGTTGAAGTTATGAAAAAACTACCCTGTATATTGATTGTATTGCTGGCAATCGCTTGTGTGGTGGCGTGGTTCCGCCCGCTCAAGCCTTTGCCGGCAGAAATACGTACCAAGACGAAGATACAGACGGTTGTCAAACTTGACACGGTTCTTATCTCTGCACCGATAGCCGTCTTTTGGCAGATATTGCCGAATGACACTGTACGTATAGGCGATACCCTGCTCTACCGCAAACGGGTTGTGTATGAAGATAGCTTGTATCATGCGGTGGTGAGCGGGTATGTAGACCCGCGGCTGGATAGTATACAGGTCTTTCCTAAGACGGTTTATCAGACAGTGACAAATGACATCTATCATCCGGTTCCCATCAAACCAAAGAAGAAGCGTTGGGGATTAGGGTTGCAGGCTGGGTATGGGTATCCAGGCGGCATGTACGTAGGCGCAGGAATAAGTTATAATCTATTTGTATGGTAAGAAAGAAATTAACGATGTAGAAGTTGGCTTGTAGCTGACACTCTTTCGGGGCTTAGAGTAAAAAGAAAGCCCCCAACGTTCAAATAATTATTGCCACATAAAAATTTGAAAAAAGCATAAGACACCGCACGTTGGAGGCTTTAATATCTTCAACACGGTATCTTATGCTTTGTTCGTATATAATCAAATATTTTATGTGGCAGGGCAAAGATAAATATAAAATTCAGAAAAACTATGTGTAAGTCAGAAATCTTTGCCGAAACAATCAATCTCGTGGCGCAGGAGACCGAAATACCCGCCAGCCGAATACTATCTTCGGATAAGGATACGGAAACCGTAGACGCCCGCTACTTGCTTGTACAGTTACTTGTTGAAAGGGGAATGTACCCTTCGCAGATAGCTCCTAAAATCCACAAGACCAAACGTGCGATAAACTACATGATTTCCAATTTCCAGGAACGTATGAAAGGCGGGAAAATGTTGAGAATATATTGGGAAAATATAAAGAAATCGTTGGGAAACAACTGATTTCATGGCAGTACCGGTATTTATACTTTTGTGAGCGGTTGATTTTGACCGTAATACAAAATATAAATCTCTATGGAAAGAACGTATGTCTTCAATCAAGACGGGAACAACGGAAATGGTGGCGGAAGCAAATTCGACATCATGGCTATGTTGCCCAACTTGATGGGAAGCAAGGGTGTAGACCCCGGACTTCTCGCTTTACTGAACCAGGGACGTGGCAGCCAAGACCAATGGGGCGGCTCGTGGTGGTTCATCTGGATTATCCTTTTGTGGTTCTGTTGGGGCGGCAACGGCTTTGGCAACCGCTTTGGCAATGGTGGAGGTCTGCCTGCCGAGCTTAACGGTGATGTCGGTCGTGAATACCTGATGTCAGCCATTCAGGGCAATGGCAATGCCATCAACCAGCTTGCTTCTTCTTTGAACTGCTCTACCCAACAGTTACAGAGCGCCCTGTGCAACATCCAGGGACTTATCGCCAATGTGGGCAATCAGGTGGGCATGTCAAGCCAGCAAATCATCAACGCATTCCAGTCCGGAAATCAGGCTGTTCTTACTCAGATTGCAGATTGCTGCTGTAAGACTCAGAACGCCATTACCACAATGGGCTATGAGAACCAGCTTGCAATGTGCAATCAGACCAACGCGCTTGTCAACACAGCCAATCAGAATGCCCTTTCATTGCGTGACGGTGCGACCGCCAATACCAATGCTATCCTTGCGAAGCTGGACGCCATGCAGAACCAGGCATTGCAGGATAAGATTGCGGCTCTTACAGCAGAAAAAGCCACTTTGACTGCTGAAATCTCCCAACGTAACCAGAATGCTACTATCCTGAATTCAGTAGGACAACAGATTGCTCCTTTGGCAGCAGGCTTGCAGGCATTGCAAGGAGATGTGGATAAAATCCGCTGTTCAATGCCGCCTACAGTAGCAGTGCCGTATCCGCAGTTGCAAGTATTTAACCCTGAAGTAGCTCGTGCTGCCGCCTATGGTGCGTATATGGGAGATTCAGCATATGCACGCAGTGGGTGTGGATGCAACAATTATTGGGGATAATTAGCCATTAGATAAAGAGTTCTTTGACTTATTGATAAGGGTTTCGTAGTCGGAAAGATACATCCATTGAAAATTTTTGTGATGTTTGTTTTTCCCTTTGCAGCAATTTATTAAACTGCTTATATTAAATCCATCATTAACAGCATCTTTTATAGACTGGTAAATATGGATTACAGTGTCATCTTTTATTTGAACTATTGGTTTAAATCTCTTTTGGCTTGTAATAGGGTTTAGATTGTTTTGGGAAAAAGAGCACCATTTTAAATTTTCAAGACGATTGTCATATCTGTTTGTGTTTATATGGTCTATACATGGAAAGTTATTGGGATTAGGTATAAAGGCAAGTGCGACAAGTTTATGGACATGAAATCTCTTTTTTACTCCATCTTTAACAAGAGTAATTGCATAATAATCTTTTCCTTTGTGTCCTGTAATATTGGGAGATAATATTTTTCTTGTGTAAGATGAAACAATTCTTCCTAAAGAGGATATTTTATATAATCCTTCATATTCAGGAATGTCTTTCCATACTTCACCATCTAAAGACAATGTATCATACCTTTTTCTTCTATCTTTAACCATAACCCATTCAAGGTTTGAAACATGGTAGTTTTTATTATTACCATCTATCATTCTTACGGTTTTACAAGCTTTGGGATTTGGTATGAATGTAGAAGCCACAAGTTTAGGTATATGGTATTTCCTATCAATCCCGTCTTTTGACAAAAGTACAGATTGTGTGGATTTCCCGTTGTTGTGTGGTAACATTAATCTTGGCTCTTTATATACATTCTTAAAACGATTGTTTACATATTTAGCCATAGATGCCACACGACCAAATGAAGAAACTTTATAAAGCCCTTCATATCCGACTACATCACTCCATTCCTCACCTTCAAGAGATACACTCTTGATAAACTCTTCGTTTGTCATTGATTTTACCGAATTAAATGATACCGAAAATTGAAAAGTGGGAAGGGCTTCGGTGTACCCTTATCAGTTGGTCATGACTCCAACCTATCCCGATTGTAAATATAGTAATAAACGATTAAATTACAAAAGATTATGGCATTATTTCCTTTTAATAATTGGGGATTCCCGTTCCCGTCACTTGGCAGAGTGAACTATAATACCCTTCCTACGGTAGCCGTAACGGTCGGCACGGAGAACGTGACTTTGGAGCTTCCTAACCATGCGTTCCGTAACAGAAGCTATGTAGGCGGTTTCTATGTCAGTCTCCGCCAGGCAATACCTGCCGGTACGACTGCTACACTCCCGATACTGATAGGGACTAATGGGGATACAAGACCGTTGCTGGCTTACAATAATGAGCCGGTGACTGTCGGCAACCTTGCCGGAACGGGTATCTACGAAATCCACTATAACAAGTACACCAACGAACTGTTCCTTGTTAACGGTGGGTATCGTCCGACAACCGCATCGGCACCGACTCCGACAGCAGAAGCAACCGCTCAAAAGAGCAAGTAGTTAACATGGGGCTTTGTGGTTGTTTCCAAAATGGGAATAGCCACACCCCTTTAAAATCAAACCAATATGTTTCAATCACTTCGTACCAATAACCAGTTGTATATACTTCATAAGGATGCTAACCCGTTTATCGAATACGGTCCGGTAGTCAGCGTTTCCGCTCCCAAGCCGAAATATCCTATGGCCCCCCCTATGGGACAGTTGCCCCAAATGGAAATGGTTGTGGATGTCGTTGTCTGTATCAACGGGCAGAACACTACTTTCCAAAATCTACCTGCCGGCATGGATATAGCCGACTTCGGGCAGAACGGCAATATCGTGGTGTCATGCTCTCGTGATGCGATGAACAACGAGGTCGCTTCTATGAAACAGAAAAGCATAGACATTATCAATAGCATGGACTTCCACAATTCTGTCATTGCGGGATGTGACAAGATGCTGACGCTCTTGAACCCCGAATTTGCAGAGAAACAACGTCAGGAACAGGAAATATCCTCCCTGAAAGGGCAAATGGCGGAAATGAGCAAGAACATGTCCGACCTTATGGATTTGAACAAACGGCTTATGGAACAACTCGGAGTGGCTGAAACATCTAAAACAAAGAAATAATATGGGAATGTGGGAAATATTGGAGGAAGGACGCGGAGAATATGACCGTGACTTCGGTATGAGAGGCGGTAATCCTATGGAAGAAGCCTATAGAGAGGGTTGCCGTTATGGTTACGAGAAAGCCATGCGTGAGATGCAGGGCGGTGAAATGGGCTATCGTAACAGCGGTGGTTCACGCGGTGGAAGTTATAGCGGCGGCTCAGATATGGGCGAACGCCGTATGCCGGGTTACTTCCCGGAATATCCGGTTTACAGCGAACGCCGCGGTTCACAGCCTTACGGTGATGATATGGGCGAACGCAGACGCAGACGCGCCAACGGAGAGTTCATGTAATGGAGAGGGGATTATTCCCCTCTTTTGCCAATCACTTAAAATCAGGAAAATATGAAACAAAGATTAGATACATACGACAGAATACCGCCTGCAATGGCTGACTATCTCAGCCAGTACGGATGGCATTTCAGCAAGAAGATGTGCCTATGGGCTGTTTCCCACATGAAGATGGAAAACAAATCTACGGGCAAGGAGGAAAAACTTGAACCAATCAGCAAAGAACAGGTAGAGGAGCTTCTTAAAAAGTACAGTATAAACCTGGAGAAGGATGCAGGGTACGACAGCGTTTACGTGGCAAACATGGCGAAGTCGGATTACTACAAAAGTTCTATCACTGACGAAGCCCATCTCGCATTGTTCATTAAGGATTACATAGATGATGTGGACGCTTACAATGGAATGCCTTTCACTCGGTTCTATGCCGACTGCATAGGCTCCGGCAACCCTATCATGTGGGAACAGATGATGTAGCCTATGATAATACAGGAATTTTATATACCGGATTATGATTGGGAAGTGCGTGTATATTATGCGGTGGACTGCTATTATACCGACCGTATCATCGCCGACCTTCAGCGGGTGGGATGCAGGGGGCTGGATTTGGTGAATGCCTATAAGAACATGCGCTCCTGCAATCTGAATACGGGTATCACTTACTCCAATATCCGGAGCAGAGAGACCGTAATGGTTATTGCTCTTACTTCTTCGCCGGAAGAGTTTCAGAACTCTTTCGACCATGAAAAGGGGCATCTATGCCGGCATATCTCACGGGTGTTCGGCATCGACCCATACGGGGAAGAGGCGCAGTACCTTAGCGGATATGTGGGACAGAAGATGTTCCCGGTGGCGAAGAAATTTTTGTGTGAACATTGCAGAAGAAAATTACTGGAATGACAATACCAGCCCTTTCCAATTTGGGAAATACTGGAAAATATTATGTAAATTGTTCTTTGACTTGTTGGAATTACCGCCAAATCACTGCATATTTTGTTAAATATGTGAATAAACCCGGTTAAATACACTTTAAAGTGAACACTTTGTTTACTTATCTTGTTATATTTGTGGCAGAAAAAGTTAACTGTATGGCTGTGATAAATGTAAAATTGGTAGATAAGTCAGATAAGGCTACATTATATACTATTTGCTTTGAAGGTGAAGATATTTCCGAATTTGAAAAGTTTCTGATGAAATTTAAAGATAATGCAGAGCTTAGAAGAGACTATCAAATAATCCTTTTAGCAGTGAAGAAGATATTAGACAATGGTGTATTTGAGCGTTATTTTAGACCGGAAGGAAAGGTAAAAGATAATGTATGCGCATTGCCGATAACATCCGGCAAGCTTAGATTATACTGTTTAAGAATATCTGATAAAATATTAATTGCAGGCAACGGTGGGATAAAGCAAAACAAGACATACAACGAAAGTGAAGAACTGAGTGGGTATGTAATGGATTTGCAGAAGTTTGATAATATCCTCAGAATAGCTATTAAGAAAGGTTCTGTCACTGTAGAGGAAACGGAAATATTAGATATAGAAAGTAAAACCTTTGAGTTATGAACGCAAACGAATTATTTAAAAGTTGTATCTCGGATATTCCCAATGACGTAAGGAAACAGGTAGATATGTCGTTTGCATTATCTGACAAGATTGATGCTATTTTGAAAGAGAAAGGCATGTCTCAAACAGAACTTGCCAAACGTATGGGAAAACGGAAATCGGAGGTAAGTAAATGGTTATGTGGAACTCATAATTTCACATTGAGTACAATTGCTAAAATTTCAGATGTATTAGGATGTGATTTAATTAAAATTTAGCAGTTTCTTGTTGAAAATTTAAGGCGGTAATTCCAACATGGTTTTACCGCCTTTTTTGTGTCCGGGCGGTATCCAAGTTCGAACACTGATTTTTATGTACCAAATGGAAGTTAAAAAAATAGTACAAGCCATTTTATCAGGCAAATCACGGGAAGAAGTATATAACATGCTTTCTCCCGAACAGAAAGATACGCTGAACAGCCTTGCCATAGCAAATGGTATAAACCGCCAACAACGTAGAAAACTTGAACGTGATGCGAAAAAGGGATTACATAGATGAACTGCTTGAATTGGCGGACAATGTCCTTTACATGGACTATTGCCGCCTTTTCCAAGTTATCCAATGGAACGTTTAGAACGCTTTGAACGGGTTCTCCATTGGGTTATACCGCTTGCTGTTTTGGTGATGGTATTAGCTTGGTGTCTCTAATTCTTTTACATCCTCTAAAGCCTTATATAGCACATATAGCGTACCTATGTGACATTTGAACAAGTCGGTAGCACCTTCCTCTACGTATTGTGCGTAATCAAACACCAGTTCGATGAGCTCCCCTCTAAGTTCTTCGGGTGTTATGCTATGTTTGAATAATTCGTATATTGCGCTAAGGTCGTATTGCTTCTTAGCGGGTGTTGTATTTCTTTCCATGATGAATATTTGTTTAGTCTTTTATTTAAAATGCAATTCGTTGTAAATCAAGTGAACTAAAATTTTTTATTTCACTCAAATGAATTGAATAAGGTTTGCTCACCTCGTTTATAAGGTGAGCAAGAATTAGTTTTAAGGCTATGCTACATTCATTAATGACAGCAATTCATTCGATGTTTTTAAGAACCATATAGGAGAAGGGAATGAAGCGTCTTTGTGTTGGTGCATTTTCCCATATTTCTCACCTTTCTTTGTGATAATCCATTGAGGAACGTCTTTCCCTTTGCTTTTGCTATGTCTTGTCACTTGTTCTATCAATCCGGCTTCAAGCAATCTTCTGTTTCCCTCTTGTCCACTCATACGCTTCCCTTTTTTATTCATAATTCCTTTCTGTTTGAGAAGCTCTGATATTGGTAGTGCCGCTTCCTCATCAACAAATTCGGGCAATGGCAATCCAAGAGGGTCAGCTATTTTTTGAAGCATACCTAAAGTGGAATGATTATCAAGATTAAGAAGCTTCTTAGTTTCCTTTACCCATGTAATTTGGTCTTTCAGCACTAACGATTGCTGGGGCTTCTTCTTGTCTTCAATAGTTTTATGAACGGCGTGATGGAATACTTCCCTGTACACCTCAAAAACAGCTCTTACTTTTCTTGCAATGAAGAACTCCATACAGGAAACGGTAAGTTTATAATCAATTTTATTACTACCTCCCCAACTTACTTCATCTTGCTTGCCATTTTGGGCAAGCGTCTTGTAATCAACCCCCTCAATAAACTGTTCATTTGAAGTCAATGCTCTAACAGCCTTTCCTTTTTCAGAATAGACTAAGGGCCAAACTTCATCGAGATTTACGGGAAACTCGTCATCAGATTGTGACAACTTTAACACTGCGTTGAAATACGCTTTGATTTCGCTTTCGCTACTCTCCTTTGATAAAATAATCTTTTTAGCCATAGTTATAACGAATTTATTGGCATTATAGAACAGAAAAACGGCTGTTCACTTCCCGTTCGTTACACTCCTTGATAGGCAGTTGCTACGCCATTAAGCAATAGCACGGGGTTAAACAGCCGTTGTATTATATATACAGCGTACTTACAAGCATAAAAAATGCCTGCTAATAGCAGACAACCGTCTGCCTATCATAAAGTGTAACGCTGCAAATATACCTCTAATTTCTATAACGCCAAATAAAAAACTTAATATTTTACTTTTCTGCCCCATATCATCGCGTTATACAGCGAAGTGGCATACATCTTAATCTCATCCTTGCTTTCAAGGAAATCAACCTTAGAGGCTGCTATCATAGCCTCTGCATAAATCTCTTTGTTTAAAATATTATTCTCTTTCATATTATCTGCATTTAACTTTTGTAAGTCCATACTTAGCCAACCTTAGATATATCGTCCTTACACTTACATTCAGCATCTCTGCCATTCTGCGGGGCTGTATATTTTCTTCCTTGTACAACTTGGTAATGTTTTCTTCCGAAAGTGGGTCGACAAAAGGTTTCTTCGGCTCTGCTATCCCCATCCGTTTACGTGACTTCGCTGCATATGCTTCATTTTGTTTGTCTTTTGTGACGTAAATAACAGTGGTCTTGTTAAGGCGTAGAGGGAATAGCCTTCTTTCCACTTCCTTGTGTTGTTCGGCAAGGCTTTCTACATCCCCGTTGACCGTAGTGTCAATCTTCTTGTATTTGTCCGGGATGCGGGAATGTCTGTCTCTGATTATTCTGTCTGCTTTTCTCATGACTTCTCTTCATTGTCTGAAAACACTAAATTTTGTACTTCTTCTTCCCATATATCTCCCTCATTTCCTTCAAAGTCAAGATATACCGTATCTTTAGGGCTTGGATTGTTGAAACTAGAAAGCAGCCCTATTACCTGCATGGGTATGGAAAGTCTTTCTCCTTGTGGTGACGGGAGTTTTATTCTCACCCGGTCACCGATTTTTAATTCTGTTATATCCATTATTTTATTATACTAAATTTATGATACCATTTATCTGCATAACTGAACCATTCTATAATGAATGATTTGCCGAAGAGGGTTGCTTTGTATAGTTTACTCATGCGTTTCTTTGTTCTTTAATTTATCAAGGAACTTGCTATCTCCCGAATAATTCACACCGATAGCCTTTTTACTTTCAACAATCTGTTCCAAAAGGGTTATAGCTTCCTTTTTCACTTCTTCTACTTCATTATAACCGCAGGCTTTATCAACCAACTGCTCCATAGTCGATTTAGGCTTGGAAAGCTGTTCTTTGAGCTTGTTTAATCTCCAGTAGCAGTAATCAATTGTGGCGATGTGCTCTAATTTACTCATGGTTATATTATTCATTTATAATTAATTCACACCAACTATTATCGCTTTCCCAAAACCATTGATAGCCGCCAGCGTGTTTACGCTTTCCGGAACAGCAATTCCTGATATTACGGGCGCAAATGCCAGTCTTTCGTTCCGCATCGTTAGAGGACTGGAAAACACCTTGTAACCGTCCGCTCTTTATAGCTACTACTTTCTTTGCATTGCAGCCCGCTATATTAGGGTTTCCCGTTCTCCCTAAAGCTAATCCTTTAATCATACTTTCCCTTTTATGCGAAGGGATGTAATCATCCCATTTCTTCCCCTTGTTATGGGGGATACTTCCTTTCAAAAACCGCCCGTTAATAGGGTTGCGGTTTAATCGCTGTGGAGGTATATATAATTCATTCATCTTTAAATTCAAGTTTTGGGTTACTGGTAGTCTCGATATTCCTTTTCTTTGTCTTAACCATTCTCCGATAAACATCATCAATCAATTGCTTAAGCTCATTGACGTAGCTTTCCATGCTCCAGCCTTCGAGTTGACACACCATTAAATCAAATTCTATTTCTTGTAGCAGCTTTACTTTAAACCTCTCGCGTGCAAAGACATTTACCCGTTGACGCACATTACGGTTAATCATCGGGTCTTGTTTAGGTTCTTTGCTATTGGGGATAGATTTTTTCACGGGGTGATGGTTGTCTGTTATGTTGTTAACATGAACATTCATAGCTTTTACAAGAATTCTTACTCCTCCGTTTAAGACGCTTTTCCCGTTTGTGTAAAAGTCGTATCCGGTCAAAGGAGAACCAGTATGCTTGTCAATGGAGAAGCCTTCAGGCGGTTTATCATAGAGTTCCCAATTCATGTATTTACTCATGGTTGTTTTATTTCAATAACTCAATGTTATCGTGTATGTTGCCAATAACAAGACAATCTTTATTACTAAATGCTTCTCCAAAGAAGTGGAGATATAGCCAACCTTTTTTATCAAGCGCAAATCCGGCATAATGATTACTGTACATAACCTTGCATATATCTCCGTTGCATTCAACAATATCACCTTCGTATATTTCTTCACCGTTCTTATCACATAAGCCGGTGAACTGCCCAACAGTTTCAGCCCATACGTCATCGCACCGGCAGTTTTCCGGAGAATATATCTTTGCCTTGTCTGTGAAGATAAGTCCGTTTTCGCCCCTTCCGGCAGTATAGAAAAAAGAGAGAAATCCATATATCCATTTCCCCGTATCAGTACTTTTCCCTCTGAATTTTATTTCACGTTTCATAATCAATATCTTTTCTCGTTTTTAATCAATCAGTTCAAATTCGTAAACGAAGACATAAGGATTACTTTCCCATGTCCCTTTGCCGGATACTTTATCTATGAGAGCGGCAAAGGCTTCACGAGGGGTACCGAAATGCTTACAGAACATTCTATTCCATCTACTTCCTATCTCTGTAATATTTTGAACAAAATATGATTTCGTACCATCATATTTGTATTGTTCTTGACTAAATTCTACACCCTCATGTAGGCACTCATCGTCCGAAATCGCTTGAAGCCGTTCTATCTTGATGTTGGTAATGCGGATATGATGTGGCATAAGGTCAGCGCGGACAAACATCTTGTTTTTCCAACCGGGTGCAAATTTTGTTTTAGTATAAAGAGGAGTTCTATAAATTAAAATATTGTAGTACAGTTGTTTATATGGTTCCAAG